TATAAGTACTGTCTTTATCTTTTTTTAAGGCTTCCCAAATTTTATCTTTTAAATTTTCTATCTTGTCATCAAAAATTAATATTAATTTATAACCGTTTTCTTGAGCCACTTTAAATTTTAAATTTGTAAAAGGTCCATAGTCAATAATAAATTTTCTGTCCTTATTGTCAATCACATATTTAAAAGTTAAGCCTTCAATTGAATAATCTTTTTTGAAAACTAGTTGAAAATTTTTAAGAATAGTATCTACTTTATCACATTCTTTACACCATTCGCCATTTTTTAAGTCGTTAGCTAAAAGACTAAAAACATGACCATTTTGGCATCTGATTTTCCAGGGATCAAAAACATCTTCACCCTTGTATAAAATTTCACCCCCGTATTTTTCTATTATTATACTACTATTCATTTTTTATTAAAATTTGATTTTTAATATAACTTGAAAATTAATTGATTTTTAAATATAAGCTTAAGCTTAAAATAATGAAAGCCCAGATTGAGATTATAGAAAAATTTTTTAAAAAATGTCACCTTTTCTATAAAAATTTAAAACCGATAGATTATAATAAAACCGTTATAGACTATTACAGTATTAATATTTTTTTAAACAATGGTTCAAAAAAAGATAATGATAAGGACAACAAAAAAAGAGAAAATATTATTGGTGCTGTTATAAATGAAAAAATACCACCTGAATATTATAAGTATAGTTTTCGTTGGAAAAATTTAAGAAAAGGCATTTTCGATTATTTAAAGCTTTTAAATAAGGATAAAGGCTTTAATAAAATCGAGTGTTTACATAAGGGAGGTCGTAGAAATCATTATGATTTTGTAATAAAAGTGGATGATAAAAATTATAATATCGAATTTAAATTTAATGCTAGTCATATCCAAGACAGCCCTCAATTTATATCACCTATGAAACCTTCAAAATATCTAACAATTAGTTATGAAGAATATTATTATGATAATTATTTAGGGGATTTAGCAAAAGAGTTTTCTTTAGCTTTACCAGATAGAAAAACTTATCTAGAAAATATCCATAGCACTGAACCCAAATGCTTAGAGCTTTTTCAAAAAAAATATTATCGCGGCTGTCCTCAAAGCAGTAAATATAGCTCCGAGAATGAGGATATCTTATTTTACCAAAAAGCTAAACTAGTTTCTAAAAATAGCATTAGTAGCTTTATAGAAAAAGCTGATCTGGATATTAAAAAACTTTCTGAATATCTTAAAAGCTCTCAAAAAGACAAAATTTATATGTTATATAGAGATAATCAATTTTTTATTGATTATCATAATCTAGACTATTATGAAATAGAATCGTTTGAAAAAGTTCCAGATAAATCTATTTTTAAGGCTAAAACTAAGACCGGTAGATATCTAAAAATTTTATTACGCTGGAAAAATGGAAATGGCATTGCCTATCCTGCTTTTCAAATATCATAAATAGGCAAAACTTTTAAGAGTTCACTAGTATTGATTGCGTTGTTAGAAAAGTAGGTTTGGATAAAAGTTTTAGTTTTTTCATTGTTAAAACTATTGATTATTTTTTCATATAAAGAGATTAACTCAAGATTACTAATCTCTTTTTTATACTTAATCATAATTAAATGATTTTCGATAAGATATTCAAAATCACCTTTTAGTAAACAATAATTAAAATTATATTTGCCTACTCCATAGCCACGATTTATTAGTAAAACTGGTTCTTTAAAACCTTTTTTATCAATATAATTTTTTTTACTGCTATCTTTATATTTTTTAATTCTATAAATATTTTGACTAATATCAGAGCTATAGATTAAAGGTGTTTTTTCTTTATCGTCAGTTAAAATATTTTTAACCTGATTCCAGACAACATTACCAACCACAGTTTTAAAATTTAGTTTTTCTAAGCTTGTAGAATTTAAATATAGTTTTTCTAAGATTTCTATATTTTTAGGAGTAGCTAAAATTCTATAGTCTAACAAATTTTTCTCTAGAGTATATTTTTTATTAGCTTCTAGATTTTTAGAATTTTGTACTATCAAGATAATAGTTTCTTGTTTAGTTTCAATATAGCTATCTATACATTCTAAAATAGTTAAAATTTTAAAATTATCGTAGATAAATTTTCTGGTCTTATCATAGTAGAGACAAGTTAAAAAGTTTTTAGGTAACACAAAACTTAGAATACCATCTTTATTTAAGAGATTTAAAGATTTGATAATAAAAAAGATAAAAATATTTGGTCGACCTTCAAAATAAGCAAAATATTCTTTGTTAACCTTATCTTTTTTAATCACAAAATAAGGAGGGTTTCCTATTATTAAATCGTATTTTTTAGAAGCTTGATAAAGTAGAAAATCATCTTTAAAAATCTTTATATTAGATTTTGATAGTTTTTTAACATCTTGATAGATTTCTTCTACTTTTTCAATCCCAGTAATATTAGCCTCTGGAAAATAATTAGCCACTTCACTAAGATATTCTCCAGAGCCACAAGAGGGTTCTAAAATCTCACTAAAGGAATTTCCAAGGGTTTTTAAAAAGTCTAAATTAGCTAGAACAGTTTTTCGGGGAGTAAAATAAATACCATTATTTTTTTTAACTTGTAATGATAATTTTTTAGTTAGATTTATTGACAAATCACTATATTGAAGATTTTTAAAATCTTTAGACATAGGCATTTGTTAAGTAGATAAATATTTTTTTTTCATTTTCTATATTCTGCCAACCGGTAGTACCGGAAAATCTGGAGGAGGATTTAAGGGAAAAAGATCCCGGGTACTTTCGGTAATTAAAACACGATCGTCGTCATTATAATAACGATTTTTACTACGGTCAATCATGTGTTCTAAGGGAATAGATAAAAATCTTTGCCGACAACACATTCTCATTAGTTTCATGCTATTTAGGGCTTCAATACCACTTTGGCCTTCTTTTAGTTTGTCAAAATAGGTTTTATAAATTCTAGCAATAGGTGTTAATTTGTTGTCCGCGTCACGGCAACGACAATAGGTATGTGGTGTGTTATAGACTAGATGATATTTGTCCATTTTTAAAAATATAATAATATTTAATTATATTTCAATTCTTTTTTAGAACCTAAAAATGAGTTTAACCTTAGCTACATACAATAAAAAAAAGCAAGGAACTGTTACTAAACAGGTTCTTTTTGATAGAAGAAGATTTAGAGGTGGTCGTAATCGAGAAGAACTATTAGTTGAAGAGTTAAAAAAAGAAATCGACAACGTTAAAATTTTAGGTAACAAAGAAGTAATTGTTAGTCATCTTATGTTATTGAAAGATAAATTAAAAAGATTAAATTTTTATCTATTATTAGTTGTTTATGATTATTATGGTAAACGTAATTTTGATCTAGAAGTGGTTTTTAATAATTTCGACAACGACTTTAAAAATCTAATGGCAGAAATATCTAAAGATAATCCTTATGTAGGTGATTTAAACGATCCTCTAAACAAACATAAATTTAGACAAGATTTTATTGTTTATCTTTTTTTATTAGATAGTCTAAATCTTTTAGAGACTTCTAAAGAACTCTATGGAGATGATTTAATAGATGAAAATCCTTTGACCACTAATGAAGATTATCAAGGAGCTGTTGATTATGAATATTATGAAGACGATGAGTATATGCAAATTACTAATTAACACCTTTTTCTTTTAAAAAGTAAATTTCCCGCCGATAATTATTAACATTAACTACTAATAAGCAAATTATTACTAGGCTAAAAATTAAAAACATTAAAGTAGGAAATAACCAATTTTGGATACCAAAAATATACTTAATATTATTGCTAACTGTACTATTGCTAGTCGGTTGACCATCATGATTATACTGACTGTTATTGCTTTTAGGTGTGTCGCTAGTGTTACTAGAATTACAGGGTTGGGTAACCGTTTTTGGCTGCCCATCATTATTTAAAACAGTTTTTTGACAAAATGTTTGTTGGCAATTATTTTTCACAATAACGTTATTTTGAAAACCATTAGTACCATCATTAATACTATCTAGTGTACCGCCCCCGCTAAAATCTACGTAACAAAGACAAAGTTTAGTACCGGTACAACCAGGACAAACTTGATTAAATTCTACTTGACTATTACCGCCTTTAATATTGATGCTGACATTATCAATTACACAAACAGTTTGACCTAGACAACTTCTTCTAGTGTAAACTTGATTATCAATGGGATTGGGATTTTTGTTATCTGGAAAACCATTATTAACAGCTTGGTCATTACCATTAAAAGCTTTAACTACTTCAGGTTGGTGACAAATAGGCAGACAATCTAAAGTTGGTTTTACATCGCTATTAACATTATTATAACTGTTTGGATAGTAATTATTTAATACACTACAACAACCACAAAAATTTTTATAATAAGTATTACTAGTAGTATTTAGGCTACTGAAAACATTATCTTTATTAACTGCTCCTGCCTTGTCTATATCTACTTGACAGTATTGACAAGTTCTAAGAGTACCGCTACCTCTGCTACCGGTATCGTCACCAACACTAACCCCCTTAATAAATAGATAAAGATTTTCAAAATAACTACTGGTGATATTCTGACTATTTTGACTAAAATTCAAAGCATATTCTTGAGGTAAATCACAAAAAAGTTTATCAATGATAAAATTAGTGTAGGGGTTTAAAAATTTAGTATAGAGCTGAGTAAGTATATTATCATTTAAGTTGTTACTAACTTCTAAAAAATTTGGACTATCAACAAGGTCTCTAAAAAAATTACCTACTAAAAAAAAGACAGATTTATTGCTATTGATAACAGTATTAAATTCGGTGTAATCAATATTACCCGACCAAAAATTTTCAAAAAGACTTTGGCTAAAAATAGCACTAGCACGACTAGGATTTTTAAAAAAAAGTTCTGTTTGATTAATACCTACCATTAGATTAAAAGCTCTTTTTGTATTGTCGTCTAAAGAAGCAAAAGGATCATTGGTAATAAACCCATTCATTGTTTGGGCTACTTGAAGTATAGTTTGTTTACTACTACAGAGACTACTATAAGGATTATTTGTAGTAGACATTTTTAAAGCTAAGATTAAAAAATATTTTAGCCATTTTAAAAAATGGCAGATGGTAAAATAGCATTGATATTTACCCCTTTAATAGTCAGCTTTTTAGCTAGTCGATTTTTTGGCAAAGTAGATAGCAAAGATTATGTTAAGGCTAGTTTTCAACCACCTGGATATGTTTTTATGTTTGTTTGGACAGCTTTATATATTATGTTTGGATTTCTACTCTATAGAGCAGTAGAAATAGAAGACTATCTAATCCTAGGTTTGGTTACCGGGACTCTCTTTTTAACCTATCTTTGGATCTATACTTTTAACAGCTTAAAAAATTATAGCCTTAGTACTTTTGTTATATTTTTAACCCTTTTGATAGCTTTAGAACTTTTAGTAGCCTTGCTATATAGAGGTTGGGAAGAAGCTTATTTATATACTTATACACCTTTTGTAGCATGGATAATATTTGCTCTTTTGTTATCTTCTTTCACAAAGCCTAAAAAATACACCAATATTAAGTAATGATATTGGTGGCAGTAAAAACTACCGTGGGTGGGGTGTGGGGTGTGGGGCGTGCGTGAAGTTGGGTACTCACAGTAGGTGTACTGTAAAGGGCGTTTGGTGACACATCTTACGAAGTGCCCTCATCGCCCCCTTCAGCGTATGGTTAGGTTCCACCTCGAATTCGAGGCAGTGGCCATCCCAATGATACACTGTGGGCTTATTGAAGCAGGCAGACTTGAGTCCATCTAGCATCTCAGGCAGAAGTTCACATCCTGGGATGCGTTCCTTACCCGGGGTCATGATGGCCACTGTCACAAACATATTGCTCGTTCGATCCGCTCGCTCCGCTCGCTCTCTCTCCACGCACTAACAACTATAGTTTTTTTTTAAAATTCAATTTTAGTGTATTTTTTTACCAGTTAATCTTCCTAGACCAATAATTAGCACTGTTTTTATCATCTTTAGTTAAGTGTCCTTCAGCATCCCGGATACCAGCACTACGAGTTCTATAGTTTTTTCTTCTCTCCGGACTTTTATGTTTAGTAAAATCACTCATACTCGCATCTCCAAAATGTATTAATTTTTTACCGCATTTATTATTACTGTCTTTAACATAAACCATGCCTTTTTTAGTGCTTCTAGTAGAAAGATAAGGTTTATAGAGAGGTTTGGTTTTGGTAAAATCGCTAGGGGCATTTTCTAATACTCCCATGGCACTTCTTTTCCGGGATTTTTTGTTTGGTGAAGTCTTTTTGTCCATTCCTGCTTTTTCCCGAGATCTTTTGATGGACGAAGCTCTTTTACCCATTCCTACTTTTTTCTTTTCAGCTATCGCTTTAGCTTTTTCTTTATCAGTTAGCTCTTCCCATGTGGCAGGGGTATCTTTATTAACACGTTTTTTAGGCCGACATTTTTTAATATTTTTATTTTTTGTAGACCCGCATTCATTGCCGTATTCATCTACCCATTCTTCATCAAACCATTGTCTTAAACCGCCCTCGCCTCTAGGGCTACGTTTAGAGATATATCCTCTAGGACTCTTTTTTTTACCACTATAAGTACCCCCTCTTTTTTTATATTCTTGTACTAGTCTACCACTAGAATAAGCTCCCCATTGACGTCCAGCAGCGGCATCTTGAGCATGTATTTCATCTTTAATTTTTTGATATAAGGCTGGATTATTGACATTAGAAGGTATAGGACTACCCATTTTTATTAAAGCTATAATTAAAAATCCTTAAAGATTCTTTTAATTTAACCACAGAGTATTTTAACTTAATAACATTTTCACCAGGGTTTTCTTCTATATATTTTTCTATATTAGTTACTAAATCTTCATATTGCTTTATTATTATTTTCTCCTCCTCAGACATTTTTTCAACTTATTTGTTTAAAATTGAATATACTATTAAAGATTTAAATTATATATCCTAGAGATGGATCCGGAAATCATGAGATTGGTTTACGACGAAGCTATCCGTAATCGTCATATCGACGAAGAGAAATCAAAAGAAATTTTGGTAGCTTTAAATCTTCTTTATCCCTTAGAAAGTTTTTCAGAAGAGATTAAAATTAGTCTCTTGTGTTTGGCTTGCTTTGGGGATGAAAGACTAAGCATTGCCCAGCATCTATTAGATCACGATGCTCCAGCTCATATTGACGCTTTTAATTATGCCTTGATAGATAGGAACTATAGCATCATGGATTTGCTCTTAGAGTATGGTCTAATAATTTCTAAGGAAGATGTCTTGCACTATTATAATCGATCCTTGGAAATTGATGACGATATAATG